CGTCACTATAGCAGACTTATCCAGCGGAAAGAACTGGGCCTTGCCTTCCTGTATTGACTGCCACACATCCTCGATTGTGTGCGATCCGCCCGCATATTCAAGCGCGTCCTCGATGTAGCGCCGACAGCGCCGCCAGTTGTCTTCCATACGGTCGTCACCCGATAATAAGGTAGGCGAATGGCGCATCGTGTCCCTGATTGTCGTGGTTGATCACCATCGTGCCATCGACGCTGGTGCTGTCGATGTATGGGTTATGATGCCACGGGTCGTGATCCACACCCGTGAAAAACACCAGCGACGACACGGAATATCGCGGGTCATCGACGGTAGTCTGCGTCGTGTTTGCCGGGAGCGTCACATACCCGACGCTGTTCAGACCACCGTTGATTGTGCGGTTCAGAACCTCGGCGATCTCGCGCGTCGTCGCGGTGATTGGGTTCAGGATACGGAAGTTGGTGGTGCGCTGCTCAATCGTCATCGTCTACCGATGTCCCTCGCCTCAACCTCGATGCCAAGCGCCTTGTCCCAGTCGCCGGTAAACTTGACGCGCGCCCGATGGTAGCGCCCCTGCGCCCGGAACGGCGAAAACGCCGAGGCATTGACCGCCACGTCGCTGGTAAATGTAGGCACCTGAGACTGCGTCTCGCGAGTGCCGATGGCGACCGTCACGTCTCCGTCTTCATAATAGGGGTAGACGCGCGTGACGATGGAATGCTTGCCGGTAGACAGTGGTGCCTCAGCCGTCTCAATAGTGCCGGGCAGAACCGAGCCGGTGAAGGTGTAGATTTTATCGCCGTATGCACCGCCGAAGAAATACTGGCCGCCCTTGAAGAAGCGGCTGTCTAGCTGAGTGCTGAGGCCGTCAACCGTGGCGGACAGATTGTCGAGACCCTCGACCGTGTAGCCAGCCGAGAACATTGGCGCGAGAAGGTCCGCTTCGACCTCAGCCACCGACCACTTGTTCAGCGTGTAATTGTAGATCAGGATTTTGTCGGGCTGGCCTGACGGCGAGGACGTGGACGTATAAGACCACATCGCGACTTCGTTCAGCGGGTCAACCGCCGCAGACATGCGGTTGTCATAGTTGCTGTCGAAGTCGTCTAGGAAGAATTGATTGACGCGCTCGCTTCCAATCGGCGAGATGCGCTGACCGTCGAACGCATAGAAGCCGTCGGATGACAGGAAAAACACAAGGTTTCCGGCGTTGCACACCGAGTTCTTGAAGTTGCACCCGCGCTCGGACACGACCTTGTCGAACTGCCAGATCAGCGGCGGGCCGGTGTAGGTGGCGCGGAAGATGGCGCGCTCGGTCAGAACCGTCGCGTACTCGCCGCCGACCAAGCCGGTGATTTCGCCACTGTCAGGCAAGTCTTGGAAGTCGGACTGGTCGGTGCCGATAGTCCATCCGTCCACATCGTTGAACCCGGACCACTGGCAGCGATACGGTATGCGCCCCGATCCGCTGTCCACGTTGGCGACCCAGACGAAATCGCGCACGGCCGCAATAAAGTCAGCCTTTGGCGGCGACCCGGCGAGGTCTGCGAACACAGAACTCGTGCCTAGCTGGAAATACTGAAGTTCCTCGCCGATACCGCCTGCGGCGATAACATAATCGCCGAACTGAATAAACCGCCAGCGCTCTCCGCCGGTCAGGTCATAGCCGCCGGTCTTCTTGATGTCGTCGAGATTGTTGGTGGAGGTGTTGTGCAGGTAGAGCTTGGCGTCGTCACCGGCAAATAACTTGTTATTTCCAGCGCTATCCTTCGCCGCAAAGATGCCGCGAATGGTTCCGTCCGCCGCGTTCGAGTACGGCACGAAGCTGTTCATCGAGTGATAGCCCACGGCGCTAGGCATGACGTTCGTCGCTACCGTCACGCCGGGGTTTAGGATATCAGCCTGATCAGGCAGGAACTCGCCGAACTGTATCACTGCGGCCTCCAACTTTCTGAGCCTTCAGACACATTACTCCAAGTCTCGTCTTGTGACGAGACGCTTTGCCACGTCTCGCTGCCGTCTGCTTGCGTCGCCCAAGTCTCCGTGCCGTCGGCTATGTCCGCCCAAATTTCTGTACCCTCCGCCACCTCAGTCCACGCATCGCCGAGAATGTTCGCAAGACACACCTGATTGAGCGCGAAGCTGACGCCGCCGCTCGTCACGAAAACTCCGACAGCCTGACCATCAACGGTCGTGACAACCTCAACGCTGGCGTCCATCCCCCTGATGCGTGAGAAGGCGTTGACGGCAGTCACAGCCGTGCTTGCTGCGGCGCTCACGAGGCGGATACGACCCGAAGCAGATGTCGTCGTCACAGACAGCGACGCTGCGCCGGACATGCGCGCAATGAACACCGCGATAGCGGACACAGACGCTGCGCCGGTCACGCTTGCACTTGCAAACTGGATACGCACCGCCTCAGACGTTGCGGACAGCGAGGCGTCCACAGATGCGGATACTCCGGCGAACCTGATGGCCTGACATGCCGCCGTTAGGCTTGCGTCGGCAGAGCCGAGAGAAAACTGTATTCTCGTCGCCACACCCGAAGTGGTGACGGCTAGAGAAACGCTGGAGCCTGCAAACTGGACGCGCGTGCCTACGCCCGAAGCAGTGAGCGCTGTCGAAGCCGCCGCATCAACAGAGCGCCTTCTAGTGAAATCGTTTGCCGCAGATATTGCTGTCGCTGCGGTGCCGTCAACGGAGCGCCTGCGAGTGAAGGCATTCGCAGCAGAAAACGCTGCGGACGCGGAGCCATCTGCAAGCCTTAGTCTTATCGGCGTGCCGTCAGCCGTCACTTGCAGCGAGACTGCGCCAGACATCCTTGCGATAAACGCTGCCACCGCAGAAACAGAAGCCGCTCCTGTGACGCTTGCATCCGCAAACTGAATGCGCGTGCCTTGCCCCACAGCAGAAAACGCTGTGGACGCGGAGCCATCTGCAAGCACTAGTCTTATCGGCGTGCCGTCAGCCGCATTCTCATCAACAAAGCCCAGCGCACTGACGGTTAAAGTGTCGAAGAAGCCAACCGCGCCGACCTTCGGCAAACGCACAACTTCGGTAGCGGCAGCGGCCAAAACCTCATCAACAAAACCTAATGCGCTGACCGTAAGACTGTCGAAGAAGCCAACCGCGCCGACCTTCGGTAACGCCATCAGTACGTCTCTATCTCAGCCGAAACGATGTAATATTTCTGAATGTTTGTGTTGTCAGTAAAGTCAAGACGGATGCCTAAAAGCACGCTCGTGATGTCGTCCTGCCCACTCGTCGCGACGTTGCTCAAATTCAAGGTGACGGCAGTTGTCGATGTCGGATCGCCGCCTGCGGTTACAGTTGTGGCCGATGAGCTATACACCCTGAAGTTTGTGCTTTGAGTAGTGTCACGGTGCCACGCTCTCAGAAGCACTGAGCCATCGGCAGTGTCACTAGCGCCGTCCGCGTAAGCTACGGTAATCTTCGCGCGCAGGTTGTCACTCGCAGCGGTGTAGCTCGGAACACTTAGCTCAAGCGGTATCCACGCCTGCGATGATGCTCCGCCGGTTGTCCCAGCCCATTGCCCTACAAGTACATTTGTGCTGCTGACCGTGTCGTTGTACATCAACGATGCGTAACTAAGACCTTCTGTGTATGGGTCAGTCAGCAAAGAAATAGGTGTGCCGTCGTAAGTGTTATGCTCTCCGCTAATGATGTGATAACGCGGTGCGCCAGTAGCTGACGCAGCGATCGTTGTTACATAATTAATGTTGTGAGTCGCAGTCCTGAAGTCTGAACTTGATGTCAATTTGCCTATACTGTCATATTCAATGGGGCGTGAGCGTGAGCCTTGTCGCAAAAAAAGAGGGTCAAACCAGTTATTTGTTGTGGCTATTGACTTTTCACTTAAAAATATATCATTGCCGCTGTTGAAAAACGGCCCGAAATGTGGGCCGTGATCTGAGGCATTTGTATTGAACGCAGAACTATCGAGTGGGGCTACGCCCGGTGCCTTCAGGTTTGTTCCATAAGTGTTGTCTCCTACAGCACTATAAGACAGCGAAATATTATTTTCACCGTCTGGATCATGTATGTAATAAACACTGCCGCTTAAAAACTCGCAGTCTATATCGTGAATCTGTGAAGGGATGTCGGTAAACCTTCTGAAGCCATCAGCCCCTAGTTCTGCCCTAGCATATACATTACCCACCTTTATCGTAGTGTAGCCAATATTATAGGAACCCGCCCTTATAGGACTTGCGCCGATTAGATTTTCAAATGTATGTGGCCCAGTGTCAGCGCCGCCGCCAGTAAAACTTATAATGCCATTAGATTGGGTATTGCATCCAGAAATTAAGGGGAATTTTACCTCAGTGTTTTCTGGCCGCGCGTTTTGGTAGATATTGTCGTAAAAATCACTGACCAAGAACATAGGTGCAGTCAGAACGCCAGTGCCGCCGTCTGTGCTGGGAATAAAATCAGTATAAATTCTGCCGTATCTTACGCTGCTGGTGTTAGTCCCGATGTGAGTGACCAAGCGCCCCAAGTCAAAGTAAGTGTCTGTGGAGCTATCGCCCCCGCCAATGTAAAACCTTTCAAAGGAGTCGGTCGGCATTATCTCCAGAATGCTGTAGCCGTCCTGCACAGTTTCACTCGTCCAGCCTGCGCTTATTTTTACATCGGATGAAAAATTAAATGCGTATCTGTAGCTGTTTATTGAATACCGATTTGCATAGGTATCTTTCAGCCGGAACACCTCAATACCAGTGTCACTAGCAGAATCGTGACCAAGCTGTGCGTAAACGACAGCCCAAGTGAAGGGCATTAGATTGTGATTGAGTTCGCCAGTGACTGAGTCATGACGCGCCGCGAAAAAAAGTGGATGTGTCCATCCATTCATGAACGAAGAGATGTCGCTATTCTGAAAGGCGTAAATGTTGGACTTATTGGTGTCAGAGCCAGCTAAAGCAAAATCTGCCGTGCTATTGCCTGTTACCGGCCTAAGAGAGCCGTTCAGTTTTATCGTTGAAGCATCCCCCCCTAAGGCTTCGTAGACATTGCCTTCGCTTGCGAAAAGATCAGAAAAAGAAAGCCCTTTTAAGCGCACCTCATCGCCGTCGGCTATAGTGACGCCATTGACACTACCAACCGAAGTGGTAACGGTTGATATAATATCGGCTATAGAAAAAGGCGCCGCATAAGTGCCGTCCTTTGTCGTTGTGTCGGTTGTGCCGTTGCCCTGTGTGGTGGCCTCAAGAAACGGGTCAGCCCAAAAAACGGTCATTGACTGCCCCTCCACTCAATAGCTCTCGCCTGACAAGCGTCCATCACCTTAGAAAAAGGCCAACCTGTTGCATCTTCAGTCACCGTGATTTCTTCTTTGGCGCCACCGTCCCGGCAAATAATTTTAATGGCTGGAAGCTCTGCCGTTGATACCTCCCAGTATTCTCCTAACCCGTGATACATTCCGTTACCCCGTTATGAAATAAAGCGTGTTTGCGTCCGTCGTGAGCGCGTCATAAGAAGACTGCGACAGCACCGAAACATGCTTGTTGTCTACTGTGTCGGCGTTTGTGCTACCGGCAGAACGAGAGCCATACGTCACGCCTTAGTCAGCAGAAATGTCCAAATCGCCAGCGTCGATCTTCAAGACATCGCCCGAAGCAATCGTCTTCGCTGCTGTAAACGCACCGTGAATGAGCAGGTTGCCGCCACTACTTGCGTCGAAAAGACCAAAGTGGCTGATACTGCCCCAGCTTCCAGTAGCAGCCGCAAACTCGATTGCACTGGCGTTGTCAGCGGTGCCAGAAGCGGCGCTGTCAAAGGTTACAGCCACGCGGCTGTAGTTGTTGCCGGTAAGCTCGGTGCCGCTGTTGTCATCGCCAAAGCTGCCCGTAGACAGGCCGAGATATACAGCGGCCGGCGCTGTGAAGGCTGTGGTCGATAATATGTGATCCAAGAGTTTATTCTCTGCGTAGTCACTAAGCGCGCTCATCAATTTGCTCCTGCTGAGTTTTGCCGTTGGTAAATGCTGCTGATCTGGAGAGACGACGTGCCGTAGTTGGCGCGCTCTTCATCCAGCTTGATCTCGTTGATCGCCATAGTGAAGCGCTGCATGTAGGCGTTGGCGCGCTGCTCGTCGAGAAGATAGGCGTAAGCCTCAGCCAAGCTGCCGTACAGGTAGGCGTCTGGGTGACGGGTCAAGACGTTGTTGACGAGGTTGCTGTCCGACAAAGCAGACAGAGAGCCGATGTAGATAATCTCAACGGTGTAGGCGCTGTCGGGCTTGGGCCGCAGCTTTAGCTCTTGCCCGACAAGCGAGTAAGCGCGCGGCCTGCTATTTCCGCCGGACGAATAAGAGCTATGCAAGGCGGTTGGCGACATATATTCCAAAACGATCTCAGGGTCGCCGTTCAACTTCACCATCCGCAACTCGCGCAGATCGGTCGGCAGCGCGGTGTACTCGTCGCCAACAGTCAGCGTGGCGGTGGCTCGCTTCTCTTGGCTGCGCGTCTCTAGCTCGCGGCTCAAGCGCCCCTCAGCCAAAGAAATGAAGTCGGGGATGACGCTGGTGAGGTCATC